CCCCAGAATCTCACCATAGCGGCAGCCGGTATAACGAGCCACGCAAATAAGAGTATAGCGGTATAGGGAAGTCTCTCTTAGATAAGAAAAGAGCGTATCTATTTCCTCTTCGCTAAACGTCTTTACCTTGCGGGTTGTAGTTTTAACGCGTTCGATTGAATCGCAAGGGTTGTGAGTAATAATTCCATAAGGCCGCCTGGCGTAATTAAAAATTGTCCGCAGCCTAACTAGATACATATTACGGGTGCCGGCAGAAAGTTTATGATCGTTAAAAATCCGAATGATTTGAGCGTGAGTTATCTCACGAATAGGAAGCGGTGCAATCTCGGAGAAAAATTGAATAGCAAGGCGGTAAGAAGCACGGGTATTATATGTTAAATTCACCCGTTCTTCAAGATATAAAGACAAAAAATCCTGGAGCGTAATAGTTTTCAAATCCTCCGGGATAAATACGGAGATCGTATTTTTTAATTCTTCTATTATATCTTGTCCATATTCCTTAGCGGCGCGACGAGTCTCAAATCCTTGTTTTGATTTTTGACGCCACTTTTTGCCGTCTTTATACGAAACGACGACTTGGTAGCCGCCATCTTTCTTTCGTATCGTAATGTTTGCCTGCATTTGCTCACACCCAGAATAAAAAAAACACCCTGTTTAGAACTAACGGAAAAGCCCGGCGTTTAGATATGAAAAAATATTATCCAGCCGAACCTCAACATCTGAAATACGACCATCAAGCATAAATATTTCAGTCTCATTAGAAGAGACCTTACGTTCTAAACTACGAATGCGCCGGTTGAGATCGCTCATATCAACATCAGAGGAAATATTATTAACTTGCCTCGTCACCTGATAAATAAACATTCCTTGAATAGCAATAATAACAAACAAAATAACAAATAAGGCTATGATTTTCTTATTCATAAGTACCACCTATAGATATTTATTCTCACCAAAGCATCCGTCACTACTTAATACAATGGATTTTATTTATAAAGAGAACGCTGGAAATCAGCGTTTAATTTTTTATTGAAGTACATATGATAACACTCAAAAAAGAAAAGTTCACCCACCATTGTACGGAGAGAAAATTTAGCTATTGCCGGGGAATAAACGACTCTTGCGGATTTATCAGCATCCATATCAAACAAAAAAGCACCGTTTTCGTCGTAAGCGCCACCTTGACGTCTTAATAACTGCATGGTTTGGGAGTCAAAATCATAATAGAAAATACAGGAATACTTAACCAACACAGGACCATCACTGTCGTAAAGTTCCGTCCAATAATCGCCAATAATTGTATAAAACGGAGGATCATAACGGACGGGGCATATAGAGGCGGTATCAATATAATATGTGGCTCGCATAGTAGAATGGAATTTTCTGTAGCGACCACCGGAAGCAGCCCCATCGGAAAGAAACGAAGCCGAAACAGGAAGGATACAAATAAAGAACACAATAAAAAGTAAGAATGTGCGCTTGATTAACATAAAATACACCGCCTTATTTTCAATTTATGTAACACGACGTACCCGCAAAAACCTTTAGCGATTCCAATACTCGTTCAGTAGTAAGCAATTTCTCTTCCCGTATCCCGTCTATCATATCGGCATTATTCCGTAAACACGTATGAGCAATTAGAAGAAACGCAAACTTATTTGCTTCAAGCTCTTGCCGACCCACTCTCTCCGGACTCTCCTTGCGAGGAACAACATCGAAACCCAAAACCCTGTGCTGTACATGACCAAGGACGGCATGGCCAAGCTCGTGGGCTATAACAACGTTTTGAGCGTTAAAATCAAGATGCTTATTAACATAAATAACATTACGCCCAAACACACAAAGAGACAAGCCTTTCGGCATATCGGGGATTACCACCTTCTTTACACTTATTTTTAAGTGCTGACACAATTCGGAGGGGTCGTTCGTGCCGTATTCACGAATTAAATCCAACACAACCGGCAGCATACGTTTCACAACTCATCCTCCAAGGCTGCTTGAATTAGCCGTTCAAGCAATTCTTTTTTAATGGGCTTACCGCCGTAAGTACAATAAGAAGCGGACCTTAACACATCTTTAAGATCGGTTTGTACTGAAAAGCCGCTGCCCTCAAAATCATAACCAAGCAGCCACGCCGGGCTTACCGACAAAGCACCAGCAATTAGAGCTACCTTATCCTGTTTAGGGACATACTTACCAGTTAAATAATCAGAAATAGATGAAGTCCTTAGGCCCGTAAGTCTCGATAAGTCAGCCTGACTAATAGACCGCTCGGACATAATTTGCCGCAATCGCTCGATAAATGTATTCATAAAAAAACCTTCCAATCCGCGAACAAACTATATAAGTAGTATATACGGAAAAGCGTATCACATCAATATAAAATAAAAAAGATTATACGGAAAACCGTTTACAAAAATACATATGTGTGATATATTTGTAACAACACGGAAAACCGTGCAAAAGGGGTGAGAAAAATGGAAAAATTCAATTATGCAAAATTAAGAGGTTTTATTGCAGAACACTTTGTAACCCATAGCAATTTTGCCAAATTCTTAGGAATCGGCACCACAGCTCTGTCCGAAAGAATGCAAAACAAAGTCCCTTTCACACAAAGGGAGATTGCAAAAGTGGCTAGAGAAGCAACCGGCAAGAAACTTTCAGCCGAAGAAGTAGAGACTCTTTTTTTTACATATTAAGCACGGAAAACCGTGCAATATAAGAAAGGAAAATAAAAATGGACACATGGACGGTTAATAAGCTAGAACAAATGGGCATAGACCCTAGCACAGCATGTAAGAAATGCGGCTATGACAACGGAATCGACAACGGCTACGGGCAGGGACCGTGCGGACAAGCCCACTGCTGGCTAACTTTATACGACGATGACGAGGAGGTCTAATAATGTGAAAACAAAGAAGGACGTCATGTCTGTAAAAGACGTGGCGGAATACTACGGAGTATCTCAATCAGCCGTATATAGGCTAAGAGACGAAAATAAACTCCACCAATTACCGCTACCTGGCGTAAAGTTCGGCCGTCAAGAAGTAGAAGCCCTGGCCGGTATTGAACGGGAATACTCGGCGACAGGGTATAGGCGACTAAAAGAAGAAAACAGCCGCCTGGAAGCGGAGAACGAAAACCTTAAAAAGAAAATTAAAAAAATCACCAGCGAGCTACTGGTGATAAGCGGAGAGATTTAGGAGGGATATAAAAAATGATGCCCGAAGAAAAAGAAATGATGCGGCTTGTCGTAGAGCAAGACCAAAAACAAAAGGCAATCATAGTAGCGGCCTTTGAGCGGATCCTTTGTATGGCTGGTGAAGAATGCACACTGACCTACAATCCGAAAGACTGGACCGTCACTATTAAATGGCCGTCAGGGTACGAGAAGGACGTAAACATCGCCGCCGACAGCCATACAGCTATGCTATACGACATATTAAAACAGGGATTTTTTAAATAGGAGGCAACCATGGAACCCTTAAAAATCAAAATTAAAAAGACGCATCCCGAAGCACAAATCCCCCTAATTACACAAGGAAACGCATGTTTCGACTTCTACGCCATTGAAGACACGGCGGTAAAATCGATGCACCTTTCTACGGCAACTTTCGTCCGAACGGGGCTTTCATTTGAAATCCCGGAAGGATACCATATGAAACTCTTCATGAGAAGCTCCCAGGGAGCAAAGACAAAATTCTACTTAGCCAATTGCGTTGGCATCGTAGATAGCAGTTACCGGGGTGAAGTCATGGGAATATTTAAAATCACCGCCGGAAGACGAATTAAAAAATACATTCATAAAGGCGAACGATTCATGCAGGGGCTTATTGAAAAGAATATTCCCGTAGAGTTCGAAGAAACGGATGAATTAAGCCAAACCGATCGCGGCGAAGGCGGATTTGGAAGCACGGGTAAATGATGACGAAGGGAATGTACACCAGTAACAGTGAAGAATGGGGTACGCCTCAAGAACTCTTTAACAGGCTAAACAAAGAGTTTAACTTCACCCTCGATATATGCGCAAGTAAAGAAAACGCCAAATGCCCTAAATGCTACACCAAAGAAGAAGACGCCCTAAAACAAGAATGGGGGGGGCGTCATATGGATGAACCCTCCGTACGGAAGACAAATAGGAATTTGGGTAAAAAAGGCAAGAGATGCGGCAAGGCAAGGAAAAGCAACAGTCGTTTGCCTACTGCCGGCACGAACGGATACCGCCTGGTGGCACGATTACGTTATGAAAGCTAACGAAATAAGACTTATAAGAGGCCGCCTAAAATTCGGAGACGGCAAAGGAAGCGCTCCGTTTCCGTCAGCAGTAGTAATTTTTAAAAAAGGCTCA